TCAGTACACCAACGGCCGTCTGATCAAACCCTGGGTGAAAGGCTATCCGATTAATAACCCGGAGGATGTGGCTTACAGTCAGGAAATGTACATCCTCAGACATTAATTATATACCAGAGCTTTTTAACGATTGACCACGATTTGGAAATACATAGATCGCCCAGCAATGACGGCGCTCTTTTTCTTTTTAACGATTGACCACGATTTCAGAGAGCATCATTTTACCGTCGGTTTTTTTGACGGTATTTATTTTTCAGAGTAAGTTTATCGCTCTTATACCGGCACCATTTAGGTAACCACTGACGGTATTGAACTCTGGAAAATCGCAATGCTCACTGACACAAAATTAAAGAGCCTCAAGCCGCAGGCCAAGCTGTACAAGGTTTCAGACAGAGACGGACTATATGTTGCCGTATCAACTGGCGGTACCGTCAGCTTTCGATATGACTACCGCATTAACGGTCGCCGTGAAACGCTGACAATAGGAAGGTACGGACCTGATGGGATAACCCTGGCAGAAGCCAGAGAGAAGCTTAACGAAGCCAAAAAGATGGTTGATGCCGGTGAGTCCCCCTCTGTTAAGAAAAGACAGGGTAAAACCAGCGTTAAGAATGCCACCCGGTTCTCTGATTATGCTGATGCGTGGTTTAAGCAGTGGGATATTGCACCGTCAACCATGGCGCTGCGCACAGCAACCCTGAGTAAGCACATCACACCGGTATACGGGAGGATGATGTTGAAAGAGATCACGCCATCCTTGCTGAGAGAGCACTGTGAGAAAATCCGTGATGGGGGCGCACCATCCACAGCTTTATTGATCAGGGATATCGTCGGGAAGGTTTTCAGGTTTGCACAGGACAGGGGCTACGATGGTGATAACCCGGCTGACAGAATTCGCGCAGGCAGCATAGCGAAATTCAAGCCGAGAGACAGGACGCTTACCGAAAGGGAGATCGGCATGTTCTTCAACGGTCTCAACTGTACTGGCCACGCGCCCTCGATGCGCATGCTATTAAAGCTTCTCCTGCTGACAATGCTCAGGAAAAGTGAACTCGTTCTTGCAACGTGGGACATGGTGGACTTTGAAAAAAGAACCCTGACTATTCCAGCATCCCTAATGAAAATGTCACGGGCACACGTCGTTTATCTCTCAGATCAGGCTTACGACATACTTGTAGGGCTCAATGTTATCTACGGAAATGCCGCGTACATTCACCCTGGAAGATTCAGTGATGATGCTCCTCTCTCGGATGCTGCTTTGAATGCTCTGATCAGGAACGCAATAAAAATGATGGGGGTAAAGCAGGGAATTGAACTCGAGCATTTCACTGTCCATGACCTGCGCCGGACGGCGTCAACGCTACTGCATGAGGCTGGATTTAATACTGACTGGATTGAGAAGTGTCTGGCGCATGAGCAGCGCGGCGTCCGCGCAGTCTACAACAAAGCAGAATACGCGGAGCAGCGCCGGGACATGTTGCAGCAGTGGGCGGATATGGTGGATGGGTGGATCGAGAAAGAGAAGGGTTAATCTGTTTTCAATTCGATGGAACAGTCCATCACTAATGTTAAAAAAATCAACCATCCCCAGCCATCTTTTCCCTGTGATGCCAGATAGATTGCCCCGAGCACTGCCGCCAGTTGCGGCAGTCTTGCCATTAATGTAATAAGTGTAAAGTTCACGCTTTGTTCTCCAGATTTTACTTTTTAAAACTTACTTCCACACCACATAAGCAATCATGCTTACCGCAACCCAGCATATTCCACAGGCTGCAACTGCTATTGCCCATAAAACCCAAACCGGTAATTTGTTCATTTTATTTCCTCATAGATTTAAATTGGTTGTTAAATTAATAAACAAGTTAAATTCCGTTTAATTCATTCATCAGCAACCATCTTTACTGAGTGAGCAATGCGCGCGGCGGCGGTAGTCAGATGGTCAGGATCAAGCTCAATACCGATAAAGTTGAAACCGTCGAGAATGGCAGCTTTACCGGTCGAACCGGAGCCCATGAACGGATCCAGTACCGTGCCGCTAGCAGGCGTTATCAGGCGGCAGAGATAGCGCATTAGTTCGCAGGGTTTAACAGTTGGGTGAGCATTACGTGCGCCAGATGTTCGCCCAGCACCAGCACGCGGATCATTGAGACCAGCGCTTCCCTCTACGCGGCCGCCGGTCATTTCAGATGCTGTGACCGGCACAAACCTTTCCATTCCTTCATCGCGTTCTGTCTTCGTGACCTTCGCGCAGTAGAAGAATCGTGCGGCTGATCTGCTGATCTCCACTCGAGCGGCATGTTCGCGAGGCGCATTCATATCGCCATAACAAACGCGTGCAGGCCGGGATTTCCCTGTAGTTTTCAGGTCGCCTTGCTGACCTTTAGCGTCAGGGAATGCAGCTATCACCTCTTCACTACCGTCATGAATGACGTTTGCAGGCCAGCGGCCAAGCTGCCCTGGTTGCCATTCTGCGCAGTCTGGCGCTTTATCATCTCGAACATGCGACAGAAGTGCGCCAGCGCCACCAGTTAGGGCCTCTTCCGTCGGAACGCGGGAGATATCGATGTGCAGCGCGCCGGTACCGAACTGCTCGACGTTCGTCTCAACAGTCCCGATCAGCGGTTTGCGAGCCATGACGATCGGTTCATGTGCGGGCTTAAGTGCAGTACCCATCCCGGCGTTTTCACCCTGCAGATTTTTTGACTTAGGAAAGCCGCTTCCGTAAATCCACATCAGCTGATCGCGGATCTCAAAGCCCGCATCTTCAATGTTCACAACGAGGCGGTGATAAGTGCGTGATCCGCCGAATGCCAGAATATGCCCACCAGGCTTGAGTACGCGCAGACACTCGGCCCACTGTTCAACTGTTGGCACCTGATAATCCCACTTATGCCCCATGAAATTCAGGCCATATGGTGGGTCAGTTACTATAGAGTCAACACTGCTGTCAGATATTCCGCTTAGGACATCTTCACAGCGACCGATTATCAGTTGGTAGGTCATGCTGACTCCTTCAAAAACAGGATCCAGTGAGTTTTGTCGCCTTTGCCTGTGCGCTGCCAGATGGTCGGCTTCTGGTCGGTCAGCGCGATAACCTGGGCAACGGGTATCTGCGTTTCGTTCCATTTAAAAACGAGCGTGCCGTGTGGCCGCAACACTCTGAACGCTTCACGGAAACCGGCGGCGATGTCTTCACGCCATGTATCTTTGTCCAGAGCACCGTACTTCTTCCGCATCCAGCCATTCACGCCAGCGCGCTCGAGGTGCGGAGGATCGAAGACTACCTGGGAGAAACTGTTATCGGCGAATGGCAACTGGCGGAAGTCGGCAAGCACGTCCGGGCTGATCACCAGTTGGCGCCCGTCACAAAGCGTGTGTTCTTCGCTGCGCACGTCACTGAATACGGTGCGGTCATCCTGTTTATCGAGCCAAAACATCCGGGAGCCGCAGCACATATCTAGGATTTGTTTTTCCATCACGATTGCTTCCCCTTCAGCCCCAGTTTCGCTTTCAGCTCTGCCAACTTAGCCAGACTGCGGCTTTTACCGGCCGCACGGTTGTAATCGAGTAAAGGCTGTTCTGCCTTTGGTTTTTCAGATGGCTCGCTCATGCGGGAAAGCCTCCCCGGCCACGACCTTGGCGCGCTTCTCAGCCTTGCGGCAGAAGTCGGCGCGTTCGTCAGACCAGTAAACGTTTTTGCCATTCGCCAGCGCATTGGCTGCCGCCCAGAGTTTCGCAGCCTCGGCAAAGTCGCCGCATTGTTCTGCGGCCACTGCTTGCGCTGACAGGTTGATGTAACCGATGGTCATGTTTTACCGCCGTAATTTGATTTGATAATCCGCGCAGAAATCCAGCACGAACAGGCATTCAGCCGGGCTTTCTGTCTCGTTCACAACGTCGCAGCCGCCTGAGTGAAGGCAGTTGCAGTTTTGGCAACTGATCCGGTTGTCGAAGCAGTTCTTCGCCATATGCCACCCGGTGCATCTTCCACCAGTGAACCGGTGCGGGAACTCATACGCCGGACAGCGGCAGGTGACCTGCTTTCCTTCCCAGTAAGCTTTCGCGCCGCTCGGTTGTTCCTTGTACAGAATCGGGTGACCGGTCATAGAATTTAGGTTTCCAACCGGCTGAGATTTATTCATGGCTGTACTCCTAAATTGATTTGTCACACCCCGGCGCGCTGTTCTGCGCGTAGCTGAGCTTTCAGGTGGTTCGGGTTGCTGGCGTTCTTCGTGGCAAGTGACGGGTCACGCTCGATCAGCTCAGGGTTCTGCTTACGAGCATCCAACCAGGCTTCAACTTCTTCCTGATCCCACGCCACGACGCGGCTGGTGAGCGGGAAACGCTTTGGAAAGTCACCGGCTTTTTCTAACTTGTCGATGGCGTACTCAGACAGAGGCACCATGCTCAAGAGTTTGGTTTTACGTACTGCTGCTTTCATAGGTTGATCCTCAAGAGGCGCGGGGCGACTGCCCCGCATGGTGGTTATTGGAATTCAGGACGGAGATCGTTCAGGGTGATGCTGAAGGCTTCGAACAGCTCAGCGCCGAGCTTTTGTTCCCGCTTTTTCAGTTCTTTCTCTACCGCGGCAAATTTGTCTGCCCGGTCTTCATCACCGAGGTCGAGGCTGTTGATCGCTGCCTCAATAAAGTGGTGACTGTCTAGGCGCACATACTTAACTTTCGCGGCGTACAGCAGTTCGTCATAGGCTGTTTTGCTAATCAGTGACTGGCTTTCTTTCACCTTTTCACCGGCTGCATTGGCCTCTTCAAGAGTGGTTGCATCATTGATCAGCGCTGTTAACTCGGTGACCAGCTCTGTGTTTTCAGCTGGCTTATCTTCAACCACGCCGTTGATCACGTTATTCAGGTCGGAAGATGAAGTTCGCGTCGGAGTGATGTCTCTTTCAACGCGTGGTACTTCATCTAACTCATCAGGCGTGTAAACGCCGAGGATCACTTCTGGGCAGTAGAGCCGAGACCAGTACTTAACACCGAGATAAGCGATCTGCTGTTTAGGGTTTGAAACCCACAGCGGCGAGTTGCGAGTCACTACGCCGGATAAATATACCGGCTCGCCCCAGGTAATTTCAGTTTCGCCGCGCAGAATAGCGCCAACACGAACCGACAGGCCTTCTTCGTCAGCATCAGACCAGCCTTTTACTCGCTCGGTCTTTCCGTATGTTCCACCGCCTTTCGCGGGCCGCTGCACAGTTTCTTCCTTTGTTTTTGTGCACTTCGACCAGTCGCCTTCGTACTCATAGTGGAAGCGACCCTGTATAACGTTTGAACTGGATATCACAGCATTTACCAGTTGCGCCTCGTAGCCGAGCACGCCGTTAATCAGGTGGGTTTTTTGTGCCACTGCGTACGGGTTCATACCCCACTGCATCGCCTGCATTACGACGGCCATGCAATCTGCGGGCTTGCCTACGAAGTGAGCAGGTACGCTGATGCTGGAATTCGACATCATGTCTGCGAAATCTTTCAACTGCTGAAGTGCCTGCGGGTTAAAGACTGCATTACTGGCCGTCATGGTCGCAGGCTGATCCTGCACAATTGTCATTTCTTGATTGCTCATTGGAACCCGTCCTGTTTTCTTGCCCACGCAGGGCGTTGGATTTTTTCAATACCGCCCCAGGCATTGCTGGTTCGGCACTCATGGAAAGTATTCAGATCACGCCGGTAGAGCCGGTGACCTTCTGCCACGTCTTCTGTGTCGAGTTCGAAAACGCGCACCGGATACCGTCCGCAGTCGATCGTTTCGCTGACAGCGATGAAGACGAATAGGGGATATTCATTGAAGGTCTGGTAGAACCCGTCTCGGTACATTGCGTCCTGCACGTGGTAGCGAAACTCCTCGATGTGCCGGGAGAACCGGTCCATGTCGGCAACCTTTTTCACGTCAGCGATGACCGGGCGATCTTTGAGGTATTTATCTGGCCGGCAGCGGCAAATCTCGCCGGTTTCATCGTCCTTCCAGAAGATTGATGCCTCTGTATATCCGTCAGCTTCCAGCAGCCAGCGCGCCGGTGGGTAGGCCATTGCGCTACCTTGCATCAGCGACAGTTTCCGGTGCTGTTCGAAGTCCATGACCGTTTTGCCTGTGTCCTCACAATCCTTAAGGAACTGCTTTTCACGCTCCTTGCCGTCGGTGGTGCGCCGGTTAAACTCCGGCGCTTTTATGAACCGTTTGCTGAATTCATCTGGCTCCAGCAGCAGGCAGTGCAGCGCTGTACCCATGTCCAGGGCTTTCAGCTTTTCATCATCGACCGGCGCTGTTTTCTTCCAGGGGAAGATCGCTGGGTTCACTGCGACATCATCGAGCTGGGACTTACTGACCCCCTCGCCGCTGTGATATTCCTCGTTAGAAATATCGTGATAGATGCCCGGCTTCATTAAAGTTCCTCCCCCATTAAAAACCGGTAGTCGTATTCTTCTTTGGCCTGTTCCATGCAAATCGCCGTCACCAGTTCCTGATAGGCTTCTAAACAGACCGTTTTCGACATTGCTGAAGAGAAGTGCGACAACTCATGAAACGGACTCAGGGCTTTCCAGAAAGTATCTGGAAACTCTTTTGCCAGTTCAGCCGCGCGCTCAGTCAGCATTTCTTCTTTGCGCTCGTCGGCGTAACTTTGTTCCCAGCGGCTTTCTTCCAGCCGCTCATGAAATGCGGGTGAGGTCATGGCATTCACCTTTTAGTAATTGATGTTGATTGCAGATACTTTCCCGGATGCAATGGCGCGGATGCAGATAACAGCGCATTCCTCAGGAACACCGGCAGCGACTAAATCAGCGACAGCCTTCTGATTAATTGAGCGTTTATGCTCAACGTTTGCAGCACGGGCAGCGGCTTCATCAGCGATACGCTGTTGCTCTGCTAACCGGGCCTGTTCAGCCCGCTGGGCTCTTAACTGCTCGGCAGCGATTGCCTGCTGTTTTTCTTGCTCAGCCTTTTCCAGGGCGTCTTTCTTTTCGCGCTCAGCCCTCATCTGTGCCGCCAGTGCATCAGCTTCGCGTTTTGCCGATGCTTCACGTTCTGCCTGCGCTGCCTGATCCGCTTCTCGCTTGACGCGGTCAGCAATTTCTTTTTCACGTTCGGCCTCCAGATCTTTCTGGCGCTGTGCTTCCTGCTGAATTCGAAGATTTTCCAGCTCAGCGGCTTCTGCTTCACGTTTTGTCGCCAGTTCGAGCGCCTGTTCCAGTTTCGTAACCGCAGCATCTTTCGCTACACCGGCTTCAGCTGTTAATTCCTGCCAGCTTTCGTCTATGGCGATTGCTTTCACCTGAGTGAGTCGGTCAGAGATTTCAGATGAGTGGTATGAGGACCCGAACTCATCAATTACCTGTGAAGAATTGCGAAGGCATGTAAGGCGGTGTTGAAGATCAGCTACGCGCTGCTTCTCAGCGTTTTCATACTCGGTGAGAGGTAGGCGAATTTCGTCGCGCAATGCATCACACGCATCCACAAAGCGTTTCAGCTCACCTTCTGCAGGTTTAACCGCTTCCTTCAGACGCTTCAGATACTCACGACCCGGTTTTTCTACTGCTGTTTTGCTGCGGCTGACTGATGCGGCCAGAGACGCGATACGGTCACGGCCTTTTTTGGTGCTGAGGTCGGGGACCTCGTTTACTGCTGCGCGGATTTCAGCCAGAAAACCGTCTAACCCCATTGGCACGTAAAGTGTTGGTGCCATGTCTTCCGTGATAACAACGGAAGGTAATTGTTTTTCTTCACTCATTGCTGTGTCCTTAAATTTCGCTGGCAATTTTCATCGCCGTTTTAGTGATGTATGCCCATTCCACGCCGCTGCGGAAACTCTCAAAAGCGCGGGTCTGGCCGTTGATGGTGAAAACGTGTTTACCGTTTTGGATCGTGAAACGCATGTCATGCTCCTAATTAGTTACTGTTTTGGTAACTATTCAAGGCGTAAAAAATAGTGAGCCGGTGTTTCTGGCTCTTTTATTTCCTGAATTTCCGGTTTGAACGTGAATGCCAGGAACTGGCGCTCGTCCATTGTCATGGTGCTACGTGGTTTATCAGATATTTCTACCCGGTAATCGCAACCGCGGCGACGGACTAAGAAGATCTCACCGGTTAACGTGTTTATCAGTTTCATTGACTAACTCCGGTTGTGGCCTTACCGAAGCCCTCGCACGCAAGGGCAGCGGTAAAATCATTTGAGTTGTGTCAAAATTAATTCTGCAAATGCGATAGCCTGGGCTTTATCCATGACGATGCAACCGGTGTCGCTATATGCCATCATCTCAACCATTTCGTTGCCGTAAAACTCGACACTGAATTCGTCACCGTCGCGATCTTCGGCAGAATAAACAGAATCACCCTGACCATTTTTCGTATGTTTGAACATTTTCAAATCCCCGTTAAGTGCGCCGTCCGTGGCGCGGTTAAGTTAGTCGGTAATTTTTTCCCAAATTTCGAAAGCTATAACAGTGATAACAGGAACGAGAATTGTGATAATCATTCCGCATAAAATTGGGTTTTTAATAAACTCCATCATTTTTAAATCTCCGTTAAGTGGATTTACGCCTGCGCTCTCGTAAGGGCGCAGGGAGTAAAAACACTACATGGGATATACCTTCTATAAGCCGCGTCTGCGGTAGTGTATGTCGTCCTGATTGTTAAAGAGCGGGTTACCATTTCGGTAACCGATAGAGGTAATTTAAATTCATTTACGGGTGGTGTCAATCGTTAGCAAGAAATAAAGTTACCGAAAAGGTAATTATTTGTGGCAAAAGGAAATGATGTGGTCTGGTGCCATGATGTATAGCGCAGAAATGTAGAAGGGGATTACTTTGAGTTTTCGCTCATCACAAAGTCGATGAAGGATTTGATCTTGGCTTTATCTTCCGCTGGCAGTGCTGCATACCGGCTGTGGTCATACTGAATGACTGATTCGTCATGCGGCGGGATCAGCATTTCATATGCGCGGCGGTTAAACACGGCAGCGATGGCAGCCAGGTTGTTAATAGAAATGCTCGCCTCGCGTTTCAGCAGACGGTTAATAGTGGACTGGCCGACTTCTGCCTTTTCGGCAACTGCTGCCTGTGTTCTCAGTTCTTTATTGGCCTGCATCCACGCGGTGAGGTTATTGGCTGCGATAATGCCAATCTCTGTGTTGGCGTCTACTGGCTCAACATCTGCGGCAATAGACATGGCGTGGTCAGTGTCCAGCCAGAACGCCGGTCTGCGGGCAGCGGCTTCAATCTTCCTGGCTGATGCTCCGCCAATATTTTTTGCACTGGCCATCTCCGGCGAAGCCATCCAACGCGATATCAAATTAGGCTGAAAACCCAAAGCTTCCGCCATGCGGATCTGCCTACCGTCAAAGTCTTTCTGAATGATAGTTTTGAGGTTTTCTCTTCTGATGTCGTGGATGCTTTTCATGGCCTTCTTATGGGTTCGGGAAACGTGTTGATGCTATTTAAATCAAAGTTACCAAAAAGGTAAATGCACCATTTTGGTAATCACGCTTGCAGGAAGCCACCTTTTGGGTAATCATTGACCCGATATAGCGATTTAAACGAGGATAAAATGAACGATTTCGACTTCAAAAAGTTCTGGCTAAGCCTGAGTCCTGAAAATCGTCTGCAAGTTGCTACCAATGCGGGTACAACGCCGGGGTACATAAAATCCCATCTCATTAATAAAAATAAGGTGCCGCGCACCGAGTTGATGAGCAACCTGCATCAGGCTTGTGTTGCGGCTGGCGCGGACGTTTCCAAAGAAAAATTCATTGGTCTTTTTTACGAATGATTCATATTCAGCCTTCACCAGGTTAAGCAAACCTCCTTCGGGAGGTTTTTTTATGCCTCAAAATCAAGGGCGCTTATCAGGGAGGTAACAAAAATCCAAATACGGTTGATCGTTGTGAAAAATACATGCATTCTTATATCACAGAACACAGTTAAAGGACTGCATCATGAAGGTTATTACCAGAGTAGAGGCCATAGAAGTAGGCTCTCTTCGCTTTTACACCGGGAAGAAGTGCCGACATGGGCACGACTCCGAGCGATTCACCAGTAATGGCGTGTGCATTGAGTGCAGCGCCAAACATTCATCTGATTATCAGACCAAGTTAAGAAAACTCATCCACTCCAAACGCGCCGAGATTAATGCTCAGGGGAACGTTCAGGAGGTGCGCTGATGGCCGATTGGATCAAAGTAGAGGTATCGACAAGCCAAAAGATAGAGGTGTTTCTGATTGCTGAAATCCTTGATCTGGATGCCGACAGCGTCATAGGCAAGCTCTTAAAACTCTGGTGTTGGGCTGATGCAAACACGATAGATGGTCACGCTCGCAGCGTGACAAAAAAGATACTAGACCGTGTCGTATCGTGTGACGGATTTGCGAATGCACTTCTTGATGACCGAGTTAACTGGCTTAAAGAGATGCCAAACGGGGAATTATTCTTCCCAAATTTCGATAGACATAACGGTTCAGGAGCCAAGAAAAGGGCGCTGGGAGCGGCTCGCAAGGCCAAGCAGCGCGATAACGAGGAGGAAGAAAATGTGTCACGCACACAGCGTGACAAAAGTGTGACCAGAGAAGAGAAGAGAAGAGAAGAGATAAAAGAAACAGATCCCCCTGTAGTCCCCCGAGAGAAAAAACAGGTTTTTGATTATCCGCCACAGCTCAATGCTCAGGCATGGGAGGAGTGGAATCTCTACCGGCGGGATATGAAATACAAAAAATACCAACCAACCCCCAGAAGTGAGGGTGCAGCGATAAACAAACTGCTTGAGCTGTCAGGTGGTAATCAGCAAAAACAGTTGGCAATAATCCAGCAGAGCATGGCTAACGGCTGGGTAGGTTTATTCGAACTCAAAGGTGGACAACATGAAGCGAGTAGAAGATCTGGTTCAGGAAGCGATTACAAAGGCCGCGCAGCAGAAGCCGTTAGAGAGGCCACCGACAGACTCAGCAAAGAACTCGGCCTCGAGGAAGGCGATTTTCTTCTGGAAGAAAATGACCGAGATGTATACCGACAAATGGACGAGCAGGAACGGAGCGGCCCCATCATCACTCTGGATCCAGGCGATTGGCAAACTCACCAATGACCAGATCAAAGCGGGCATGGCAGCATGCATGCGCCGCAGCCTGGAAGAGGGGAATAACTTTGCCCCAGACCTGACAGACTTTCTGGCTCTGGTACACAGCACCAGCAGCACTGAGCTGGGTATCCCGTTCGAGGACGTGGCGAAGGAATTCAAACGCTACTGCCGGGAACGTGGTTACTACGACAGCGCTGAGCTGTTCCCGTGGACGAACAAAAACTGGCTGCTGTACTGGATCTGCACATCGGTGCGCCAGCGCATGGTGCGTTACAACCTGTCAGAGGCGGATGTCGATAAAGCGTTGCGTACTGAGATCCGGGATTGGGCAGCGAAGTTGGCCGCAGGTGAACAGGTGCCGACACCGGCCACAAGAATCGAAAATAAAACGCGTCCCCGTCCTGCGTGGATGGATTTACTGGATAAGAAAAAGTCCTGAATGGAGAAAATCCTTAACCAGCACCCCCAAGAATCGATTTAAAGCAGTAAAGCCACATAATGAGATGGTTTTAAATCCATAAACGATTGTGGTGCGTTACAGAGCGTTTTAGCGATGGTGCGTTTTGTGAAAGCAAGCGCGTTTTTTATGTTGAATATAGTTACCAAAATGGTAATGTTTACCTTAAAGGTAATTGGAGCGACTCAATGGAAATTAAATACGAATTGGTGGCGTCATTTGGCGGCGTTCAGTTGCTCACCCTGGGTGGGAAAGCAACCGGCTATCGCATTGAGCACAACCGCACTCTGGACACATTCCAGGTATCTGGCGGCGGTAAAACACGCTTCGCTCGTCGTCGTTCGCAGGCAGCCAAGCTTGTCGTGAAGATGTTTGAGAAAGCGGTAAGGGGCAACTGATGACCAAGTTATTCGTAGGGATCGACCCCGGTTGCTCTGGCGCCATTGTCGTTATCAATGAGCACGGCGCTTACATCAGCCACCTGAGCATGCCAACCGTGAAGGTAGGGACGAAATCCCGCGTTAACGGCGCACAGGTAGCAACGTTCCTGCTTCAGTACCGTGGCCTTATCGCTCACGCATATCTGGAACAGGTTGGCGCAATGCCGGGGCAGGGAGTCAGCTCAATGTTCACGTTCGGCCACGCAGCGGGCAACGTCGAAGGGATCCTGCAGGGCATGTTCCTGCCGTACTCACTCGTCACCCCGCAGGCGTGGAAGAAATCAGCGGGCCTCATCGGCAGCGACAAAGACGCGGCGCGCAGCCGGGCAGTTCAGCTTTACCCGTCACTGCGTTCCCTCGATGCAAAAGCCAAAGGGCAGGCCCTTGCCGACGCACTGCTCATCGCCCGCCACGGATTAGGAGTGAAAGCCTGATGGACCACTTAGACCACGTCAGCGAAACAGAACAGCAGATTCTGGACATGCGCCTGAAGGCCGTCACCCAGCATTCGACCAGACCATCAGCCAGATTCTGTGCCGAATGCGGCAACGATATACCGGAAGAACGCCGCGTTGCGCTGCCAGGTGTGCAGCTTTGCGTAGGCTGCAAAGAAGTGCAGGAAATTAAAAACCGTAATCATCGTTAACATTTTGAATGGGATAAATATTATGAAAAATAACGAGTTAACAGAGGTTAAGGCTGCTATGCCTTCGCTTGAAGGGCTACCGCAAGAGGTCATTGAGTATGTGCATGGGCTGGTGGCTGAGAATGCGGAGCTGAAGAACCGCACCGTAAAAGTACCGGCGAAAGTATGCGTGAAAGACATGAAATCTAATGTCGTCCGCTGGGCGCAGGTTATCGACGCGCTTTCTGATGCTGGTATTGCATTCGTTCGTGATGATGGTGAGTTGATTGCCGGAACTCGAGAAACACCAGCCACGGATGCCGCTATCGCTGAGATTGGCGCAAAAGCGATTGAACAGGCCGCTGAATCTGCACCTTGGTTATACGGTAGTCAGTTAGGTGTTCAGGTTGAAGCCGTACCACGTGAAGAACTGGTTAATTTCGCCGCTAATCTGCGCGCTGGGAGGAAGGGATGACAGCGTATTACAACGAAATCGACCCTTACGCTGCCCAATGGCTGCGCAACCTTATTAAAGCTGGCCACATAGCACCGGGCTATGTTGACGAACGGAGCATCATCGATGTCAAACCTGAAGACCTCACAGAATTTACTCAGTGCCACTTCTTTGCGGGAATTGGCGCCTGGTCACTCGCACTTAGAAATGCAGGATGGCCAGATGGCAAGCAGGTCTGGACAGGTTCTTGCCCATGCCAGCCATTTAGCGCTGCCGGCAATCAGCTCGGAACTGCCGATGAACGACATCTTGCTCCTGTCTGGCTCAAGCTCATCAAAGAGCGCAAGCCTGCAATTCTCTTTGGAGAGCAGGTTGCGGCAGCGATTGGAAAAAACTGGCTCGATGATCTATTCAATGAGCTGGAAGAGCAAGGCTACGCCTGCGGGGCGGCCGTACTGCCAGCTTGTAGCGTCGGCGCGCCGCATATCAGACAGCGACTCACTTTCGGTGCAAGGCGGCTGGCCCACTCCAACGTGCAACATCAATCCGCAACCGGAAACCGCGCGTGGGCTTCAAACCTTAGCAGGGTTGAGTCGTCTGGCGGGATGGTCAACGCCGACCACCAGCGATTACAAGGGGTCGGGTCCGACAACAATGCGCTCGGACGGGAAGGACAGGATGTTCGACAGGCTGGACTACTCAACGGAGCAGGGTCTTCCTCGATCGCCACACCGGTTAACGGCCTCTGGAGAGATGCTGACTGGCTCCTCTGCAGAGATGGAAAGTGGCGGCCAGTTGAATCCGGCACATTCCCGCTGGCTAATGGGATTACCAACCGAGTGGGACGACTGCGCGCCTACGGAAACGCCATCGTTCCTCAAGCAGCAACGGAATTTATCATTGCGTTTGAAGGAGCAGCTTCATGACTGATACAACAGATATCGCGGCGCTGCGTAAAAGGCTGCAATCGGCTATTTCACAGCACGAAATGATGATGGACTGCGTGATGGGACTCGGAAAAGTAGACCCGATGTACCAGCAGTGTATCGACGCGCTCGACCAGCTAGAAGCAGAACGCCAGCGGGCTGATGATATCCGCGCAAGCTTTGACGAACTGGCTGGGATCGTCGGCTTCTCAAAAGAGCGCTGCGACCAGACCGGTGCTTCACCAATGGATTGTGCTCGCGAACTGCGCCAGCGGGCTGATGATTTAGTGCTGCACGTTAACACTCAGGCAAATATGCGGGAGAAAGCAGAGAAAGAGCGTGATGCGTACTCGGCGATTTCAGAAGATGTTGGCGCGATTGTGACCCTTTTACAGAACAATGAATGGGCTGAGCATGTAACCGAAACCAATGCAGGTTCAGTGTTGGAACATGAAGTAACGCGCCTCATGAATCAAAACGCAGAACTCCGCGCTAAGTTGGCTAATCCCGTGGTGCTGCCAACTATTCAGCGCATTGACGGAGATGATTGGTACTGGGCTGATGCTGTTGTAAAAAATATTCACGCCAACGGTTTTAATGCGGTTAAGGAGTAAGCAATGAAAAAATATCTTAGCAATTTAGGCAGCAAATTACAGGGTATCGCTGGGGTTATCTCTGACGGTGAGCGCGTACAAAAGGAATGCCCTGAATATCTCAAATCAGCGCTTTTGGAAGCATCTCACGCGCTGGATAGTCAGTCTGTGCGTGTTAATTATCCACCGATCGGTAAGCCAGAAATCGTTAACGCGCGTGGGAAATCCCGTAAATTAACGCTGCTTGAGCGTATAGCTATCCACTTGCTTGGTGGTCGCACGGAGATCAGACCATGATTGATATTGAACGAGTCAAATCCATCAAAGGAAAATTATCAGGTTTTATCGATCACCATGACGTCGCAGAACCAACAATTGAAGAGTTCTTAATTATTATCGACGAGCTAATCGCCATCCGTGAGCTGAAAGGCGAGCAGTCCACCCCTGCTGAACACTCTGATGATTTCCATTTCGACCTATTCGCGAGCTGCTGCAAAGAAAAGCTGGCTGCTGCTCGCAACAAAGGGCGCAGTGGTTGGGATCATCCTGAAGTATGTTCCGTTGAACATCTTGCTGAATTACTCGTGCATCATCTGACGAAAGGGAATACCGGAACATTCGAGGATATTGCCAATTTTGCGATGATGCTGCACCAGCGTTCTGCTGATCCTAAAGTGCTAGTCAGCGCGGCTCGTTCATTGCGTTTTACGCAAGCGGAGAAAGATGCGGTAGAACGAGCGCTGAACGCACAGCCGTCAAAAGAGCTGAAAGGTGATCAGGTGCCGGTGTATCAAATGCGCTTGCTTGACGGCTCTGAACTTCAAAATGAATGGGTTGAGGTTTCAGAGGCCGAGTATAACACTCCGATTAAAAATCCAGACGAATGGGATCGCAGGGTTCTATTCACCGCCCCGCAAAAGCCGGTCGTGCCAGTGGGGTTCCTATTTGCCGCGAACTGCACAGGTGCAGTGATTTACTCCATCTCGGATGCAGCCATAGAAGGCGCTCAGTTAATCGGCAAAATCTACGGTGACGCAGCAATCGAGGCCGCTGGCGGCATCGTCAAAAAGGACGGTGAGTGATATGGCAGAGCAAGAAGCTACCGTATACCGGGATGATGCAAGACAGGTTATCGTTCTCAGGCAGGGAGGGAATCGCCGCGAGTTCTCACCTGAAGAATGGCGAGTTATTTGTATGGCTGCAGATAGCGACATGGAGAATCGTCTTTACACAGCTACCAAAGCCATGGGTCTACGTCAGCAGCGGTGGGAAGAAGATCGTCAGAAGTTGTTGTCTCACATTGCTGAACTGGAGAAAGACAATGGCTAAATCCGCAGCAGAGCGCAAAGCCGCGCAGCGTGCACGCCAGTGTGACGCCGGTTTGCAAAAGGTCGAGGTGGCGCTAGACCGGCAGGAAGTCGATATGCTCCGGCAGAACTGCGCACTACGCCGCCCGCAGCGCGATCCGTACGACATGGACGAGTACATCACCATGCTGATCCGCAAAGACAACGCAGAGTTGCAGGCGCAGCTCACCGAGCAAGCCTGGCGCAAATGTGGGAAGTGCGGCGACGCGTTACCAGGTGATAAGCAGGGCTGTGCGTTCATCGGCGAAGGCGCATGCTGGCAGACGATGGGCTGGCATGAGACAAAACTTACGGTGTGACATGTCACGATTATTTGTGTCAACCGGTTTTACATCCAGACAGCGTTCTGTCAACCAGAATAACCGCCGCTTGGCGGTTTTCTTTTGCGTGTTATGATTACCGTGGGGGTAACTATTATGGCTGAGAAAGGTAAACTTAATGCGCAAATGGAATTGTTCTGTCAGGAGATACTGAAGGATCCGCGCAACCAGCGACAGGCAGCAATCAATGCTGGCTACTCGGTCAAGACAGCCACGCAAAAGGCTGCTGGCCTCATGAACCTGCCAAAGGTGGTTGCACGTATCGAAGCGCTGATGGAAGCGCGCAATAAGCGCCTGCGCGTCAGTGCTGACTACGTGCTGCTGCGTCTGGTGGAAATCGACCAGATGGATGTGCTGGATATCCTCGAAGATGACGGCGGGCTCAAGCCGATCAGCCAGTGGCCGAAGATATGGCGCACCACGCTCAGCGGGCTGGACATCAACCGGATCCGCATGGCTGGTAAGAATGATGAAGACGAAGATATTGAATCCACGCTGCAAAAAATCAAATGGCCGGACAAAGTGAAGAACCTCGAGCTGATCGGTAAGCACGTCGATGTTATGGCGTTCAAAGAGCGCATCGAGGTGAGCGGCACCGTAACTATCGCTGACCGCATGGCGAACGCCCGCCGCCGCGTCAAAGAGCAGAGTGAAGACAAATGACCGATGCCGCCGTACTCTCCCCGGAAGAACAGCTGATTGAAGATATCGCCAGTTTCACGCATGACCCGCTGGGCTATGCGCATTACGCGTTCCCTTGGGGCGAAGAGGGCACCGAGCTGGCACACGCAGCGGGCCCGAGGAAATGGCAGGCTGATGCATTCCGCGAGATACGCGACCATCTGCAAAACCCGGCAACACGGCACCAGCCGCTGATGATAGCCAGGGCATCCGGGCACGGTATCGGTAAGTCTGCATTCATCTCCATGCTGATGAACTGGGGCATGTCCACCTGCGAGGATTGTAAGGTGGTGGTGACCGCCAACACCGAGAACCAGTTGCGCACCAAGACGTGGCCGGAAATCATCAAATGGTCGAACCTCGCAATCACCAAGCCGTGGTTCACGACAACCGCCACTGCGATGTACAGCAATGACAGCGGCCACGATAAACGCTGGCGCGCCGATGCTATCCCGTGGAGCGAGCACAATACTGAAGCATTCGCCGGTCTGCACAACGAGCGCAAGCGCATCATCGTTGTATTCGATGAAGCGTCCAACATTGCTGATCTGGTGTGGGAGGTTGCCGAAGGCGCACTAACGGACGAAGACACAGAAATCATCTGGGTGGCATTCGGGAACCCGACCCGTAACAGCGGACGTTTCCGCGAATGCTTCCGTAAGTACAAGCACCGCTGGCACTGCGCACAGATTGACAGCCGCACGGTTGAGGGTACCAACAAAGAGCAGCTACAAAAGTGGGTTGACGACTACGGCGAGGACAGCGACTTCGTGAAGGTGCGTGTGCGTGGCATCTTCCCTGACGTATCAGAGGCGCAGTTCATCCCTACCGGCCTGACCGATGCCGCCATGAAGCGCCAGTGGACAGCCGCCGAGGTGTCGCACGCCCCGATCATCATCGGCGTTGACCCTGCATATTCCGGCGCGGATGACTTCGTGATTTACATGCGTCAGGGGCTGCACAGCAAATGCCTCGGCACATACCCGAAAACCACTGACGAACTGATATCCGCGAAGCGCATTGCTGACTTTGAAGACCAGTACAAAGCAGACCAGGTGTTTATCGACTTCGGTTACGGCAACGGCATCAAATCCATCGGCGACGGCTGGGGCAGGACGTGGCAACTGGTACCGTTCGGCGGTGGCTCAACCGATCCACAGATGCTGAACAAGCGCGGCGAGATGTACAACAGTTGCAAATCGTGGCTGAAGATTGGCGGTTCTCTGGATGATCAGGAAACAGCCGACGACCTGAGCACTGCGGAATACAAAGTGCGTACTGACGGGAAAATCGTGCTGGAAGCCAAGGAGGAAATCAAAAAGCGGATAGGGCGCTCACCAGGCAAGGCTGATGCTCTAGTGCTGACATTTGCATTCCCAGTCACCAAAAGACAGAACCTGCCGGGCGGATTGGCTGTTAATCAGGTGGCCACAGATTATGATCCCTATAAGTAGCGCATTGGCAGACATTCGAACTACTGCAAATTCTGCAGGAGTTGCCAATAAAAAGCCCGCACGCGGCGGGCTAATCTCACTGGGAAGGCTTACTCACCAACTCCGCGCTGCGGTGACTTTCCGTCTGGCCCGGGCGCGTAGTATTCCACAGCTAAATCATATTCGATCTTAAGACATTCGTCAGAAAGCCATGCAAGGCATTTTTCAGGCAATCCATAGTATGGCTTGTAGCCTTCTTTAATGGAGTCCTGCACGTACTCAATCATCATGCCGCGTTCACCAGCGACGTAAAGTTTCTGCTTCAGCAAATACCCTTCCAGCGCCCAAACCTTCTGCACAGCATTATCACGCGCAATCTTACGTCCGATCTCCACGTCGAAGTTATCTGGGCTGGCGCAGGCTGATTCGCCGGTAACGGTAAATCCATTCTTGAGAACCAGAACACAGATGGTTAATAGATTAAGCACAGGGCTAACATGGTCAGCCATTTCAGGAACAGGCCAGACAGCACGCAATGATTTTCCAGCGTTAATAAAATGGCATTTAGAAATCACAGACTCAATATGGTCAGGCGTGATGCGGGGTGCGGTTTTGCCTTTGGCTTGAATTTCCTGCTCGATATCTTTGTCGCTCATGGGTATACCTCGAGGTTAAAAAAATGCCCCCGGCGAAGGAGGCGAAAGACTACACACAGCAATGGGATGTATCACGGTCACAGGTATTACCGGCTGAGCACCGCCAAGCACCACATCGTTAAGCCTTGGAGGTTATCGAATCAATGCTCATGCGGTAATACGCTGGTTTACGTCCAGCAACGCTGAGTTCGGTGATCCGGTTCCAGTACCGGACTGCTCCAGTTTTTAAACCTTTGCAGATAACAGGCACTGCCTGCGGCTTGCATGTAAGTTTTCATTTGGTAATGGAACGGGTGTTGAGATGTCCGACTCAACGGAAAGAGCACTCGACAGTTATCCATTCAGTTCGCTATCGCTTCCTTTTCTTGCTTCAAGCGCTCTTACCTGTTGGGTGCTGACCTCCCAGCCAACGCGGTTCGGGTAACACGCAGTCACGTGCTTTACGAACTGGCAGGCTTTACCGTGCTGCCCCGTACTACCACCGGTTACGCTCCGGCGTCGTTTTTACGACCGTTCTTTTCACTGTGGTTTCATACCAGCTATCAATCATGACGACTCAATAGTTACCTTAAAGGTAACTACACATCTATTAATTGTCAATAAATATTCTAATATGGTTAAATGGTAATTATTTTCTGCGGATGAAAAAATCATGTGCATCGGTAGCTCTCCAAAAACCTCTACACCTCAGGTGCAATCAGCGCCGCAAGCCCAAGACGAAGCCGTTGTGAACGCCACTGACGAAGAGAAGCGCCGCCGCCGTGCAGCCGCTGGTCAGAAGTCCACGATCCTCACGTCTGCTCAGGGCGACACATCTACTCCGGCCGCTGCATCGGGCAAAACCCTGCTGGGGGCTTAATCGATGGCTGAAGAATCGCGCAAGCAGTTTTACATCAAGCAATTGGCATCTCTGGAAACAGAGCGCTCATCGTTTGATCCGCACTGGCGCGAGTTGTCAGATTTTGTTCTGCCTCGCAGCAGCCGATTCCTCACCACTGAACGCAACCAGTCTAAGCGCAATACCAACATCGTTGATCCAACAGCGACACTGGCGAGCCGCACGCTATCCAGCGGCATGTTGTCCGGTATAACCAGCCCGACGCGCCCGTGGTTCACCCTCGGCACACCTGACCCGGACATGATGGAATACGGGCCGGTTAAGTTCTGGCTCGAAACTGTTCAGAACCGCATGAACGATGTGATGAACAAATCGAACTGGTACCAGTCATTGCCGATTGTTTACGGCCAGTTGGGCACCTTCGGCACAACAGCGATGTCACTGCTGGAAGACGACGAAGATGTGATTCGCACGCACCCATTCCCGATCGGCAGTTACTGCCTGTCGAACAGCGACCGCCTGCAGGTCGATACCGTTTATCGCAAGTTCTCTATGACATGCCGCCAAATCGTCCAGCGCTTCGGCCTGGATAACGTCAGTGACAGCGTTAAATCAGCATGGACCAGCCAGCAATACGAGCAGTGGTTTGAAGTTGTTCACGTCGTTGAGCCGAACATGAACCGCGACACCGGCAAGATGGATTCGAAGAACAAGAAATTTTCTTCTGTCTATTTAGAGTGCGGTGGCGGCGGTGACAAGCTGCTGAGCGAGAAAGGTTTTGATGATATGCCGATCATGGCGCCGCGCTGGGATATCAACGGCGAGGATGTTTACGGTTCGTCATGTCCGGGCATGATTGCGCTGGGTAGCGTTAAAGCTCTACAGCTCGAGCAACGCCGCAAAGCTCAAGCCATCGACAAACTTGTTAATCCGCCGATGGTGGGGCCGTCCAGCTTACGCAACCAACGCGCCAGCCTGCTTCCTGGTGAGATCACTTACGTTGACCAGGTCAGCAGCAATACTTCTTTCCAACCAGCTTACACAATCAACCCAAAGATCAATGAGCTGGTGGCCGACATTCAGGACACACGCTCCCTCATCAACTCCAGCTACTTCGTTGACCTATTCATGATGCTGCAAAACGTCAACACACGCAGTATGCCGGTGGAAGCCGTGGTCGAGATGAAGGAAGAGAAGCTGCTGATGCTGGGGCCGGTGCTGGAACGCCTCAACGATGAGTTTCTCGATCCCTCCATCGACCGAATCTTCAACATCATGGCGCGCAAGAACATGTTGCCACCGGCTCCGCCTGAGCTGGCTGGGCAGTCGCTGCGCGTTGAATACATCTCTGTCATGGCTCAGGCACAGAAAGCCGTAGGCATTGGCTCCATTGAGCGCTTCGTCGGCTTCGTCGGTGGTCTGGCTCAGGCCAATCCTGCTGCATTGGACAAACTCAACGTCGATCAGGCGATCGATGACTACGGCAGCATGGTTGGCGTTCCGGCCACCATCATCGCGACCAGTGACCAGGTTGCGCAGGTACGTGAACAACGCGCCAAACAGCAGCAGCAACAGCAGGCTATGCAAACCAGCATGGCAGCAGTGCAGGGTGCGAAAGCCCTCAGTGAAACCCAGACAGATCAGCCGAGCGCGCTGTCAGCCGTCGCGGGGGCAATGCAGCCATGAGCCAAGTCTACGAACAGGAAGAGAACGAGCAGCGGTTAGAAGAGGAGCAGAAGAAGGCCGCAGAACTGGCAAAGCGTGATGATCAGGACATCGAAAACATCATGAACACAGTTTCAGGCCGCCGGTTCGTCTGGTCTCTTCTGGAAGAAACAAAGGTGTTCGCCTCCAGCTTCACCGGGGACAACAACGCAACGAATTTTAATGAAGGCCAACGTAACGCCGGTCTTCGCGTATTCAGCAACGTGATGCGCGTCTGCCCTGATATGTGGCTTGTGATGGCGAAAGAAGCGAAAGAGGAAGACGGCAATGGCTAGAGTTCAGACCCAGCGTATCGCCCGCTTTGATGGCGGTAATCAAATTGTGGAAGTCGTCGATGAGACCGGCGCCACCGTACCTGCTCCAACTTCAACAACTGCGGGTGGTGTGAAGCTTGGCGTGACCATTGCCGCTGCTGCTGCCGCGACTGCAACTGCCGACACCGCCTCAGTTGCAACCGACGTTCCCGGTCTGCTCGCAGACCACAACGATCTGGTCACCAAATACAACGCACTACTGGCTGACACCGCATTAATTCGTACAGCCCTGAATGCCGTGTTGGCGCAGTTGAAAGCACAAACCATTCCGATCTGATAACGGGGAAAGATAGATGAATTTATTCGAACGTTTGGTGCTGCGCCGCCTCCAGTCTGCTGATGCAGGCAGTGACGCAGGCGGTGCTGCCGGTACTGAAGCGCCAGCCGCATCAGCCGCAGAGACTTCTGCTGAGAAGCCCGCTGAACAATCTTCTGCTGCCGAGAAGCCTGCAACCACGGAGAAACCTGCCGGTGAAACTGAGAAGCCAGCAGCAGGCGAGAAGACTCCCGAGCAACTGGCGCAGGAGAAGGAATTAGCAGACAAAGCTGCGGCAGATAAAGAAGCCAAAGACAAAGCCGACAAGGTGCCTGAAAAGTACGAATTCAAGTCACCGGTTGAAGGCCAAGATCTAGATGCCGAAATGACGGCTGCTCTGGAACCTGTCGCCCGTGAGCTTGGCCTGAACAACGAGCAGGCGCAAAAGCTTGTGGACATCTACGGCAAAGACATTCTGCCGAAGATTGAAGCGCGCCAGCAGGAAAACTGGGCGAAGCAAACCGAAGCCTGGGCGAACGAAGTCAAGACCGACAAAGAGATCGGCGGTGATGCGTTCGTTGCGAATGTCGGGCTGGCACAGAAGGCGCTGGACACCTTCGCTCCTGCCGGTCTGCGTGAATATTTGGAAACCACTGGTCTGGGGAATCATCCCGATCTGGTGCGCTGTTTCGTGAAAGTCGGCAAGGCCATGAGTGAAGACTCCATGATCATGCCAAACACTGGTGGCCAGCGTAGTGCGGCCGATGTTCTGTACGGAAAAAACTGAGGAATTGACATATGGCTGTTAAAAGCACCACAGCGCTTACGCTGGCCGACTGGGGTAAACGTGTAGACCCACAAGGCAAGATCGACAAAATCACTGAATTGCTCTCTCAGACGAATGCCGTGTTGCAAGACATGCCATTTGTAGAAGGCAATTTGCCAACCGGTCACCGCACAACCGTGCGTTCTGGTTTGCCAAATGCCACCTGGCGTTTGCTGAACTATGGCGTACAGCCAAGTAAATCAACCACCGTCCAGATCACTGATGCATGCGGCATGCTGGAAGCCTATTCAGAAGTTGATAAGTCCCTGGCTGATCTGAATGGTAACACCGGTGAATTCCGTCTTTCAGAAGACCGTGCATTCCTCGAAGCCATGAACCAATCAATGGCAACCACGCTTTTCTATGGCGATACCAGTGTTAACCCACAGCAGTTTATGGGCCTTTCTTCTCGTTATTCCAGCCTGTCAGCTGGTAATGCGCAAAACATTATTGATGCTGGTGGTACCGGCACTGATAACGCATCCATCTGGCTTGTGGTGTGGGGCGAAAATACTGTGCACGGTATCTTCCCGAAAGGTCAGAAAGCAGGTCTGAGCCATGAAGACAAAGGCCAGCAGACCCTGTTCGATGCAAACGGCGGTAAGTACGAAGGGTACCGCTCTCACTACAAGTGGGATAACGGTTTATGCCTGCGTGACTGGCGTTATGTCGTGCGCATCGCAAACATTGATATCAGCGATCTGGATGCAACCACACCGGTTGATATCGTCAAGTTGATGATCAAAGCGCTGCACCGCATCCCGAACCGTGGCATGGGCAAGCCTGTGTTTTACATGAACCGCACCCTGAACGAATACCTGGACATTCAATCGCTGAGCAAAGCCTCTTTGGCTCTGTCTGTGAAAGAAACCGAAGGCGAGTTCTGGACTACGTTCCGTAACGTGCCGATCCGCGAAACCGATGCGCTTCTGGAAACTGAAGCACGCGTTGTTTAACCGCTGACCTTAACTGATGGGCTGCTGATGTAGCCCACTCATTGGAGAAATAAAGATGATCCTCGACAAACTGTTGATGTTCTCCGAAGCGCAGGCGGTTACCGCTACAGCTGCTTCAACCGATGTGATTGACCTAAGTCCGCTGAAAGGCACGCGCCGCGATATTGGCGTGGGTGAGCCACTTGAATTCTGGGTCAACGTCAATACCACGGCTACTGCCGCCGGTGCTGCGACCCTTAACGTTCAGTTGCAAACCAGTACCGATAACGCCACCTGGGTAACGCTGTATGACAGCGGGTCTCTGGCGCTGGCGGCATTAGTGGCCGGTAAGCGCATTCTGTCCACCAAAGTTCCGCAGGGCGTTCTGAAATACCTGCGCGTTAACTACGTGGTGGCAACTGGCCCACTGACTGCTGGTGCTTTCACTGCCGGTATTAACCTCGATGTCGATGCGAATACGTTCTACGCGTCTGGCTTCACCGTTAAATAACAGGGGGCAACATGTCAGAAGTTGCACGTTACAAAGTGCTGGCTACTTCATACATCCACAAACAGCTCTTGTTTGAAGGTGATGAAGTGGAATACGACGGCAAACCAGGCAGCGCGCTGGAGCCGATCAATGACGCGGCTAAAGAAGCGAAGAAGAAGGCTGATAAGAACTACGTGGAGCCAGAGCCAGAAGGTGATAAGCCACTGGGTCTGAATACCGAAGGTGGCGGTTCTAATCAGGCTGATATCGATCTGGCTGCTTTGCGTGATGAATACCAAGCGCTATTCAACGCTGCGCCGCACCCGGCCATGAAGGCTGAAACCATGAAGACCAAAATTGCTGAAAAACGCGCTGAGTTAGGCGTTTAACAGTCACTTCCTGAAGGGGCGAAAGCCCCTTTACTCTCCGGAGCATCGACATGAAACAACCGCAGATGGTCAATCTTAAGCAGGGAACTGACAGCTTTCAAAATGAAGAAGGCAAGACGGTAGAGCGTGACGATTATCCTTGGGGCCTGCGCATTACCCTCAACGATGAAACGCTGAAAAAGCTGGGCATTGCATTGCCTAAGGTCGGGTCTGAAATGATGCTGGTCGGCAAAGTGAAAGTGCTGTCTACCAGCATGCGTGAAGATGGTGAAGACTCATACAGTAGCGTGGAAATGCAGATCACTGATATCGGCCTGATGGATGGCGCTGCTGAGCCACAGAAGACCGCCGCTGACACGCTGTACGGGAGTGATGCGTAATGGCCTCAGTTATCCAGATCTGCAATATCGCGCTGATGCGCATCGGCAGCTCACGAACCATCAACAGCCTGAGCGAGCAGAGTAAGCAGGCCGATGTTGCCAACGTATTCTATGAGTCCTCACGCGATACCGTGCTGAGTGATTTCGACTGGAACTTCGCATCAAAGCGTGTCGCCCTTGCCGATCTGGATACTCCTTCAACTGACTGGCAGTTTGCATACCGCTATCCGACAGACTGCATGCGCATTACAGAAATCATGACGCCTGGTATCCGTTATCCGGCGCCGGGGATGCGTGTGACGTATGAGGTGGGGTCAGATGCAGCAGGCACCGGGAAGATAATCTACACCAATCAGCCTGAAGCCCAACTGCGTTACGTTGGCAAGATCACAGACCCGAACATGTTTGACGCACAGTTCGCCGACGCTCTGAGCTGGAAGCTGGCCGCTGAATTTGCCATGCCACTGGCCGCCTCTGGTGATCTTGGCAATAAAGCACTGCAGATGTACAACGCGATGGTGCTGGCAGGCGTTGCGCATTCCAATAATGAATCTCAGGAACCACTGGTGCCAGAATCGGAGTTCACCATAGCGAGGTTGTCATAATGGCCGTTAGCGCAATGCAGGCATCATTTGCCGGTGGTGAAATCTCCCCAAACCTTTACGGCCGCGTTGACCTTGAGCGCTACGCCAGTTCACTGCGCCGCTGCCGTAACTTCATGGTGCGCCAGTTTGGCGGGGTTGATAACCGCGCCGGATTCCGCTTCCTTGGCGAGGCAAAAAACTCCTCACAGAAATGCCGGTTAATCCCATTCCAGTTCTCAGTGAGCCAGACCTTTGCGCTGGAATTTGGCGCAGGCTATATGCGCGTCTGGGCTAATGGCGCTCCGGTTCTCTATACATCAGGACCAAGCACAGGCCAGCCGGTGGAGGTGACCACACCTTACGCCGAAGCCGATCTGTTCATGCTGAAGTTCACGCAGTCCGCTGACGTGATGACCATCTGCCATGCCAATTATCCGCCTATGGAAATCCGCAGGTATGGCAATGAAGACTGGCGCACCGCGCTGGTAAGCACCAACGATGGCCCGTTTCAGGATGGCAACATTGATGAGGCGATAACAGTCGCCACCTCAGGAGAAACAGGCACGGTCACGCTCACGTCAACGAGCGCCATATTCACTGCTGAACAGGTAGGGACGCTGTTCTTTATCGAGCAGTTGAACACCGGTGAAATCGCGAAGTGGGAAACAGACAGAACTGTTGTCGTCGGTGATCAGATCCGATACTCAACCAACTATTATGAATGCACACGCGCAGGTAAGACCGGTACCGTTGCGCCGACGCACACAGATGGCAAGGCTCTGGATGGTTGGTATGGCGAAGACAACAGCGTCGAATGGCTGTATCTGCATAGTGGTAATGGCATTGCCAGAATTACGGCTGTCGCTGGTGACGGCCTGACCGCGACCGCTGATGTTGTTAACCGTCTGCCTAAAGACCTGGTTACGACGCCGAGCTACAAGTGGGCGAAGTTCGCATGGAACAGCGTGGATGGTTATCCGTCTACCGTCGTTTATTTCCAGCAGCGCCTGATGTTCGCTGCCTCTAACTCATTCCCACAAACGGTATGGACTAGCAAGAGCGGCGACTATAAAGACTTCGGTACTTCTGTTCCGTCCGTCGATGATGATGCGATCAGCTATACGTATGCCGGTCGGCAACTGAATAAAATCAGGCACATGATCGATGTAGGTTCTCTGGTGGTCCTGACATCCGGCGGTGAATACAAGGTCAACGGCGACCAGACCAGCACGCTTACACCTTCGACGTTCAATTTCAGCTCTCAGGGACAGAACGGCGCCAGCGATGTGCCGCCGATTGCCATCAGCAATGTAGCGTTGTTCGTGCAGCAGAAGGGTGGTGCTGTTCGCGATCTGGCGTACTCATTCGATGTTGACGGATTTCAGGGTTCTGACCTCACCATTCTGGCAAACCATCTGTTTATCGGTCACCAGATTGTTGACTGGGCTTTCGCCATCACGCCATTCAGCATCGTCTGGTGCATCCGTGATGATGGCCTGCTCATGGGCCTGACTTATCTGCGCGATCAGCAGGTTGTCGCATGGCACCCGCACCCGGTGACAAACGGCTATTACGAGTCAGTTTGCAGCATCAGTGAAGGTAATGAAGATGCTGTGTATGCCGTTGTGCGCCGCGTTATTAACGGGCAGACCAAGCGCTACATAGAGCGTCTCGATTCCCGCATGTTCGCAGACATCAGCGATTCATTCATCGTTGATAGCGGGCTGAGTTACGACGGCCGCAATACTGACGGGGCAAGAACCGTCATCCTGACTGGTGGTAGCGGAGACTGGGATTATCGCACTGATTACACGCTGACAATCAGCGGCGCCAGCTTCTTCTCAGGCGGGAATGTTGGCGATGAAATTCATCTGCCATACACCGAAGATGCGACTGACATGATCCTGAAGTTGCTGATTGTCGCAGTAGGCAGTGGGAATGTTGTCACGGTGCGCGCAAACAGAAACGTGCCTGCACAATTTCAGGGTGTGGTCACCGCGTCATGGAATATGGCGAAAGCCAATTTCTCCGGCCTGTCTCACCTCGAAGGCCAGACCGTCAGCATTCTTTCCGACGGCAATGTTGAACCTCAAAAGGTTGTCAGCGGCGGCGCTATTTCACTGGAAACGCCAGGGGCTGTTGTCCATGTCGGGCTGCCAATTAACGCCGTGATTGAAACGCTGGACATCAATTTCGCCGGGCAGGAAACCATTCTCGACAAGAAAAAAATCATCAACAAAGCCGACATCATGGTGCAGGACAGCCGCGGTATTTTCGCCGGAACGCCGGGCGGGAAGATGTACGAATATCCGCAGCGTGAGTTTGAGTTTTACGACGACCCGGTCAGCAATAAAACCGGACTGGTGACCGTTGATCTCGATTCGGAGTGGGATAAGTCAGGCCGCGTAATCGTCAGTCAGTCGGATCCGCTTCCGCTCTCCATTCTGTCCATCATCCCGAAAATTACGGTAGGTGGCTGATATGCGCAAAATCGAAATCGTACCGGCCACAGAGCAGCACGCAGCAGAGATGCTGCCTTTCATTCGCCAGGCGGACATTGACGAGTTCTATGCTGCTGCACTTATCAATCCTGACGAAGTGTTGCGCCGGTCGATGAATGCCTCATCAATCTGCTGGGCTGGTCTCATCGATGGTGAGGTTGTAGGGATCTTTGGTGTCTGTCCTGCCTCAATGCTTACCGGCTTCGGGGTTCCCTGGCTGGTTGGCACCGACAGGCTGGAGAAAGTGCAGGTTACCTTTCTTCGTCATTGTCACCCGGTACTGGCACAAATGCTGGCGCTGTACCCGCGCCTCGAAAACTTTGTTGATGCCCGCAATACCGCCGCGAAATCGTGGCTGCACTGGCTTGGTTTCACGCTAAATGACGCGCAACCCTATGGCGCGTTGCAATTACCTTTCCACCATTTCCATCTGAGGGCTGAATAATGTGTGAGCCAACCACAGCAGTTCTGGCTATTACTGCCATTGCAGCGGCTGCATCGGCTGCCAGCGCAGTGAAGCAAGGCAACGACGCGAAGAAAGTTGCAAACGCCAACGCAGACGCGCAGGAACAGGCAGGGCGTGATGCGATTAATGCGGGCAATGCGCAGGCGCTTCAGCAGAGAAATCAGGGCAAGCAAATTGTTGGGCGGCAGGCGGCAGCATTCGGTGCCAATGGTACGGATATGACATCCGGATCGGCGCTGAATACCTTCGGTGATACCGCATCAGGCACTGAACTTGATGCGCTGACTACCATCAATAATGCGCAGCGCCAGGCTGCTGGTCTGGATTTCCAAGCCAGCGCCAGCCGTGCGCAGGGGCAGATTGACCAGAACGCCGGATATTCAAAAGCTGGCTCAACAATTTTGAATGCATCGCTATCTGGATTCTCTGCCTACCAGACAATGGGTCTTGGTGGTTCGGCTGCTGGCTCAAGTTCATCAGCAGGGCTATTTACCAATGCCAGCAAATCGAAATATGGAACAAACGCATTCACATTCTAAGGTGACGTCATGCCAACAGTACCAGTACCACGTTATGAGCAGCAGAGTGTAGATCGCCCTGGTCCAGTTAACACTGCCAACATTCAGCAACGTCCTGGTGCGTTGGATGCTATCGCTGATTTTGGTCAGAACCTTTCCAACGTCATCGTTCAGGAGAAAGTGAAATACGACGACGGCCAGTATCAGGATGCGGTTCTTAAACTGAATGCTGGCATGCAGGGGATCCAGACGGCACAGAATCAGCTCGAAGGCAGCAACGCCCTCGGCAGCGCGCCGAAAGCTGTCGGTCAGTACCATGAATTGGCAAGCCAACTGGCAGCGTCAGTTCCTGCAACACGTCAGCGTGACTGGCAGCGTCAGATGGAGTCTGGTGCAATCCAACTATCTGGTGCTGCTGAGCGGCATGAGTACGGGCAGATGCAGCAATACCGTGCCGGACAGCAGCAGGCCATCGTTGAAACTGGCGTCACACAGGCAGCGTCCCTATATTCGGATCCTGCTGCTTATCAGTTGAACAATGCCCGTACAAAAAACTCCATTGAAACCTATGGCGCCGCGCAGGGCTGGTCACCGGAACAGATTCAGGCAGAGCAGACTAAATACACTCAGCGCGCTGCGCTGGGCGCGGCTAATGCTCAGCTCGGTTCAGATTACATGGCCGTCATTACGCAGAACGGGGAACCGGCTGACGTTGGCGGCACTACTCGCGTGTCATCTGGACAAGTCGTGGACGGTACCCGTGGCATCCGCAATAACAATCCGGGGAACATTGAGTTTAATGACAGCAACAGTTGGCAGGGACAGATCGGCAGTGATGGCCGCTTTGCTAAATTCGAGACGCCTGAGCATGGGATCCGTGCTCTTGGGCGCAACTTGTTGTCATATGGCAGGCAAGGAATCGACACACCTGCTGAAATCATCAGCCGCTGGGCACCACCGGGCAAAGACGGCAAAGAGAATGACACTCAGGCTTACATCAAAAGCGTGTGTGCGCAGCTCGGTGTTACAGCTGATCAGCCGCTTGACCTGACCAATGCCAATACGCTGGCAAGCCTGTGTAACGCCATCATGAAGCAGGAAAATGGCAAGGTTCCTTACAGTGCCGATCAGGTGAACAAAGGCGTACAGGCTGCTCTTGGGTTCTCCCAGTTGGATACCGTCGCCCGCGTCACCAAAACCCCGTACTTCAATGAACTGGATGCCAGCACTCAGGCGACTGTTATCCGCCAGGCGGATGCGTTGCGCAAGCAGCAACAGGCTCAGTACCGCACCCAGCTTGACGATACCATTCGTGATGCCTCTGCCGCTTACCAGCGCGGTGTTCAATATCCGAACATGCCAAGCCAGTCAGATTTCGTGGCCGCGTATGGCTACCGGGAAGGGCAGCAGCGTTATCAGGATCTGGATAACCAGCGACAAGCCGGTGAGTATATTGGTGCATTTCGTACTCTACCTACCGCCAGCATCAATGCTGCCGTTAAATCACTTGAACCTACGGTAGCAGACGGTGAGGGTTACGCCTCACGCGCTAGTGCTTATGACCATGTAAAAGCGGCTGCAGCGGCAGTGATTCAAAAGCGACAGTCTGATCCGTATGGTGCAGCTATTGACCTCGGCGCATATAAGCCACTGAGCACCAGCAACCCGGATGACGTTTCCAATGAAATCAAAAGCCGGTTCGCCAGCAGTGGTGATTTGAAAGCTATTGGTATTAACGCGCCACTTCTTTCACAGCAGGAAGCGGCGGGTTTCACGCAAATCATTCGCGGTACCACCAACGTCGATCAGACAATTTCAATGCTTCAGTCGATGGGGCAGAATCTCCCTCCTGCTGCAATGCGTCAGTTTGCTGGCGCTGTGGCACCAAACAGCGCGGCTGTGGCCTATTCCGCTTTGCTGCTGGGCAAGCCTGACAACCAATATGACAACCGCGCAGGCAGTATTGCCTACAGTGATTTCATCGCCTACAAACCGACGATGGATAAATACGACGCATCGAAAACCATCCTGCTGGGCGATCAGTTGGTCAACCCGACAGAAGAGATGAAGAAAGCTGGGATCAGCCCGGTCAGTCTGCCGAGCGACGACAAACTGACGCGCAAATTCGATGATGAAGTTGGCAATGCATTTGCCAATAACCCGCAGGCACGTCAGATGGCCTTCGGTATTTATAAAGCTGCATACGCAGGGATCGTATACCGGTCTGGCGATGCAGGCGATGCGGCGACCACCGCTGTGAATAGTGACGCGGCAGAGAAGGCTGCACTGATGGCAACCGGCGGCGTGTACAAAGGATTCCAGGGTGGTGATGTCGTCATGCCCTTTGGCATGGATAAAAGCACGTTCAAAGACCGGTACACGGTGGCTGCTCAGGACGCACTGAAAGAGGCAGGGCTGAATCCTGCAGGCCAATCCAACTTCACGCCCGTTAACGTTGGCAGCGGTCAGTATCGCCTGCTGTCAGGCAGTGGCCGCTGGGCAGTTGACCCGCGCACAGGGAAAGAAATCACCGTAAGCGTGAGGGCTAACTGATGGCTGATATCTTTGATTTAGCACCGGAAGGTCAGGCATGGACTGACAATCTGTCAGAGGATAAAGCAGCCCGACCAGAAGACTATGATCCGACATTCTTCGCCGGTTCACTGTCAGCTTTTCCACGCGGCGCCGCAGAAGGGACTATTGGACTCGGCCAGACTGCACTGACGTTTGCAAACCAGTTGGTCGATTCTCAGATTGCTGCATACTCACCGGCACCTAACGTCAACCTGCTGAAACTTGCTTATCCCGGCGCCGACCAGGCAATGAATGACGCCTATGACAGCACAACTAAATCCCTTGAGTCTGCTCGTCAGTATGTCAAACCAGATGCCACAACTCAGGGTACCGCAGCGCAAATACTGAATGGCCTCGGTCAGTTTGTGCCAGCGATAGGCGCAACAGTCGTTGGCGGTCCGGTGGCGGGTGGGGCTGTGGCCTTTGGCAGCAGCTTTGAGCCAACTCGGCAGGACTTTCTGAAAAAGGGTGTTAATCCTGAAACAGCCACAACACTGGCGACTGAGCAGGCTGCGTTCAATGCCTTGGGCATGGCATTACCGGCTGCCGCTGGCGGACGCCTGGCAACCAGGCTGTTATCGGGCGTGGGGATCAATACATCGTTTGGTGGTCTAAACCGGTTTGCGATGGGTGAGACGCTGGACGAGAACGGCTATTCAGACATGGCGAAGCAGTATCGCGTCTGGGATGGTCAGGCAATTATGGTTGATGCTGTTCTCGGGGCATCGTTCGGTGGCCTTCATCACTGGACTGCCACGCGTAACGCTATGCCGGAAGCCGCGCCAGAAGGCCAGCCAGCACCTGCGACAATCCCTGATGATGGGACAACAGTACAACCTGAGCCGGTTGCGTCAGCAGGTAATGAGTCGGCTGCTCCTGTTGCAGATGCAGCACCTGTTGATAGCGCGCCTGCACCAACCTATGAATCTCGGGTGGCTGAACTTCAGGGGCTGGCTGGCAACCTTTTACCTGTTGGTGAGAGAAAGGCTCTCTCTTCTGAAATATATGATCTTCAATATCAGTATGACCAGGCTGCTAAACAGTTACAGCAGATTAAAGACACCCAACTAACCGGCAGCGGAAAGACACTGTCAACTGCCCGGGCAACGCGCTCAGAGGCGGTCGCACAACTTGATGCGCAGGTTACGGATCTGCGACAGCAAATCGAAACAAAATCAGCAACTCTGGCGGACAGCAGCAGGGGCGGGAGATTTTTCGAAGCTAAAGCAGACTTGTCACGCATTGAGCAGGGCATCATCCCTGAAAGCCTCCGCGATGTTGTTGACCAGTCGCCGATTAAACCGAGCGATGTCGATGCTGCCCATGTACTGAACGAAGGTCTGCACTATGACATTGAATCAGCGCCGGTGATCCATGCCTCAAATGAAAGCGTAAATGCGCACGTATCTGCTATGGATGCTGCAACCCGAAGCCTGATAAATGGCGATCCAGTTAATATCTCACAGCAGATCAGGGGTCTGGATGGGTTGGTTAGACCTGAAACAGAGGTGACAGGCCTTGCGATGCGTGATGCGATGGAGGCAGATATCCGTGAGGCTGGCCTTTCGACTACACCGCCGCGTGCTGATGCAGACGTTCCACCAACCGCATTGCGCGAAGGTAGTGCATTTTCATCTGGCCGGGAAGATTCTGGCGCGGTAAGCACGGACCCGGATACCGGTGAAGTCATCTCGGGAAACAGCTTTGACCTGTTGACTGCTCGCGACCTGGCCGCTGATGCAGAAACAAAAATACTTCATCCCGACACCGGCCAAGAGGTTACGCTATCTCAGGCGCTGGCTGATTTGGATGAACAGATTGCTACCGCGCAGAAAGAATCGAATGTTTATTCCGTGGCCGCTGCCTGCTTCTTAAGGAATCCGTAATGAAATCAGCCTGTATTGATGCCATCGCCAACACGCTCGGCCGCCTGCCTAAATCAGACGAGATTAAAAATATTGAGGACCGCATTAAGGATGCTGTTCGGCAGGTTAGCCGCAACAATGCAAAGGCCGGTAAGTCTGGTATCCCGGATGCACAGACATATAAAGAGGCTGCTGACCTGGCTGCCCAGCGCGTTGTGCATGAGGTGTACAAAAAGCGCCAGCGTCTGGCACAGAACGCCATTGCCATCACGAACATCACGAAAAAGCTGAATGATAGTTTTCCGGCTAATGAGCAAACTCCGGAGAACCTGTCACAGTTTATTTTCGCCGGGCGTAAAACGTGGAATGGAAAAGAATTAGACATCACCTCTGCTGAAGAACTTGCGAATGGTGCCTATCAGGACTGGAGCCGCCAACTCAGTGCAGAGATGACAGCGGCAGGGCCGGAAGTGCAGAAGTTCTTCCAACAGTCACAGGCGCTAAGTCAGCAGAGATTCCGTAACCCGTTTGACCAGACTGTAGCCAAATCCAGTCAGTTGCATTTGCTGAAAGAGATTTACGGTGAAGACACTGGCAACGCGCCAGCGAAGAAAATCGCCAAGATCTGGAGCGACGTCACCAGCCGCTCGCGTCAGGAGATGAACGATAACGGGTTTGATATTGGCCTGCGTGATGACTGGAACCTCCCATACGTTGATGATGCTGACCTGATCCGTGCTGCTGGCAGAGATGAATGGCTTGCCACCTTGCCAGTTTCAGAGCGTACTGCTGCTATTGTGTCAGGCCGTATGCCGCCAGCAGAGTTTGCACGCCGTAAGTGGATTGACGATGTATACGACACACAGGATCGCACGCAGTACGTGAACCAGGATGGTTCGCCGATGAACGATGCGGAATACCGTGAAGCACTGGCGGCCATTTATGAAACCAAGTCCACCGATGGCGCCAACAAAATTGAGCCAGGCGCGTACATGGGCAGCGGCGGGATTAAAAACCGTGGTTCTCAAAGTCGTGTCATGGCCTTTAAAGATGCCACCAGCCATTTCAATTATATGGAACGCTACACAGCGCAGCCGGTGGCGGGTGTGATGTTATCTCACCTGCAATCTGCGTCGCGGGATCTGGGTGTGGTGAAGGCATTCGGCCCGGACAGTACAGCCAACTTTAAATTGATAGCCGATCGCCTGTATAGCAAATCAGTTTCCAGCGAGGGCGGTGGTAAATCTGTTTCTGATATGCAGGCGCAGCGCAATATGGTTGAGCGCATGTTTAACTCAATGGCAGGCCTGAATGGTGTGCAGAACTCCGGCGTGTTCTCTTCGGCCATTGGCGGCCTGCGTAACCTGATGACATCAGCCATGCTCGGTACTTCAGTTTGGACGGCAGCCAGCGATCAGGGGATCATGCGCGCCAACGCGATGGCATTGGGTTTTGACAGCAAAGGGATGCGTCTGTCGGCCAGCACCATCAAGTTACTGTTCAGTGGTGATGCAAAGCGTGCTGCTGCTGATCTTGGCCTGCTGGTGGACTCGCACGCGGCTGTCGTCAGCAAGATGGGCGGTTTCGACCTGTCTCGCGGCATCACTGGCTGGTTCGCTGAGAAAACCCTGAAGTGGTCAGGTCTTATTGCAATGGACCGGGCAAACAAAGCTTCGTTCGGTTTGCTGATGTATAAAAACATTGGTGACATGTCACGTAAATATCCAACGCTGGATTCTCTGAAGGCGTCTGACAAAACGGTGCTCGCGAATAAGGGCTGGACTCAGGAAGACTGGGCGATCATGAATGCCGCAGAACTGCGACCGCTCAATACCAGCGGCGCAATGGGCATGACACCTGACGGTATTTACGCTGTCCCGGAAGCAAAGGTGCGTGAAATTCTGGCCGACCGTATAGACAGCATCCGTGCTGGTGCAAAAAACGCACTGGCAGAAATGGGCGAAATGCCGGATACGCGCAGAAAATCCCTGTCTGAAGCATTCGATGCTGAGGCAGAGCAAACCATCAACCGGCTGATCAGGAACGCCAAGGCAGAAGCCGCACAGAAGTTGCTGGGCATTACTCACGGCGAGATGACCAGCGCAGTCACCACAGCCACAGGCATCGATACGTTTGAGCGCGAGACGGCTGGGGAGTTGCTGAAGTCAGCGATGCTTTTCAAAACTACGCCTTTCGCAGGTTTCCGTCAGTTGGTCACCCGATCCCGGGATCTGGATACGGTGCCTGCAATAAAATTCCTCGCCGCGTATATCGGCGGGACGACCATTGCCGGGATGTTTGCAAACCAGATGAACGCTCTGCTAACCGGTAATGACCCGATCGATATGACGACGGGTAAATCATGGATTCAGGCTTTACTGAAAGGGGGGTCATTCGGCATCTATGGTGACTTTCTGTTCCAAGACCATACGCAATATGGATCGAGTATCGCCGCAACGCTGGGCGGTCCTGTTCTCGGCTTTGCTGAGCAGTTGATGAAGCTGGCAATCACCAACCCTCAGAAGGCGCTGATGGGAGAAGAGACATCATTCGGTGCTGATGCCATTAACACGGCCCGCATGGTGATCCCTTTTGCTAACCTGTGGTACACCAAGGCCGCATTCAATCATCTTATTCTGCAACAACTGCAAGAAATGGCGAACCCTGGTTATAATGACCGGGCAAAAGACAGAGCGGAGCGTCAGTATGACGTAACCAGTTGGTGGGAGCCGGGGGATACTTCGCCGCGCAGAGCGCCAGATTTAGGAAAGGCGGTAGGGGAATGATTGAACATTTACTGATTATGGCTGCGTGGTTTATCGGAGTTGTAGCGGCTGCGACGGTCATCATCTGGCTGTTAATAAAACTGGCATCAGTTGGCACAAGATGCAGAATATTGGCAGCTATAATTGCTTTCGTTATTGTTGCCAACCTCGCTGTTTACGCAATTTCATAGCCCCATCCGTGGGGCTTTTTTATTAACGAATCCCTTTACCACCTTCGCGGGAATCCTCTGAACGTCCGCCACAAATTGACCCATCTGATGCCGTGTCACCATCATGCTGGCAGTTACCGGCAAATGCTTGTACGGATGCGCCGAGAGAAAGAGTGACCAGAAGCATTGCGAATATTTTTTTCATGTAATACCTGTGTGTAGTTAAGGCCACAAATGTAGCCTATCAAAAGTATTCTCTTAAGTTAAATTCTCAAAGAGAAATCATATCTCGCTTCGCGCCTTTTGCAGCAAATAGGTGAGGTGCGTCTCAATATCCCGCATTGTTCCCTGATTGCTGGTGACATAGTTCAGTAGCGCTTTCAGTTCTGTCATTGCTCCAGAGATGTCGTGCCCTTGATCGTGCAACTGCAAAAGCAAGCTTTCAATTTTCGAACCTTCTTTTAATGATGCGACCCCTTTATTTGTATGTATCTGTTCTGAATACGAATCTGTGCAAGGGTAGTGATATTCTTTAAATTCTCCAGAGCGCATTGCTTTTTAACCCCATTAAGAATACTGGCTATATATACATATATCATAATCCAAATTTATGGAATGAGGTGAAATGCACGTAATTAAAAAATTACCTATATGGTAATAATTATTATTTGCATGGGTAATTAAAATTCATATAGGGATAAATAGGCGGTAAGATGAGCGGATAACCACCAACGCGGAGCCGCGCCATGACTGTTTCAACTGAGGTTAACCAAGCCGCATACACGGGGAATGGAGTTACCACCGTTTTCCCTTACACATTTCGCATACTAAATTCAGCAAACCTAACAGTCACACGGATTGACCTTCAGGAAGTTGAGACGGTTCTCACGCTCGGGACTGATTACACAGTCACAGGGTCTGGTTCATACAATGGTGGGTCTGTTGTCCTGCCTCAGGCACTTCCGAACGGTTATTCTTTGGTGATTGAGCGCGATCTGGCTATTGTGCAGGAAACGGATTTACGCAATCAGGGTACGTTCTTCGCTGAAGTTCATGAGGATGCTTTCGACTACCTGACAATGATCATTCAGCAGGTTGCCACGTGGTTCGGTTTGTCACTACGTCGCCCTACAGTTAAGTCTAAATTTTACGACGCAAAACAATATCGCATTGCTAATCTAGCAGATCCGATAAATCAGCAGGACGCCGTCAATAATCGCAGCATGGTTTCATATGTAGAGAAGATGATTGCTGGAGTTGTTGGTGGTTTCGGTTGGTTTATTCAAACTGGAGTTGGGGCTATTTATCGCACATTCCAGGAAAAGATGCGCGATTCGCTTAGTGTTGAAGATTTTGGGGCAAAGGCTGGTGGTGGTATTTCAGATGCACATACTAACTCTTATGCATTCCAGAAGGCTCTGACGGCTATTTATAATAGGGGTGGTGGTAAGGTAACTCTGCGCGGAGGGGTATATTATCTGGATTATCCAATTTTCCTTCGTGATAACACCGAACTTGATTTATGTGGCTCAACATTAGTTTTCCTTAACCCTATTTTTAATATTGGCAGGGGAGGAATTGTTATTGGTTCGAGCTATGAGGCTAATCGTGAAAAAGCCTTAGACGCTTATTCTGCAGGAACTTATCCGGCAGCGACAACAATCAACACTTCTTATGTAAACCCAGCTTTAAAACAATATCTTCGCGACAACCCATCTTTTAGAGAAGCAAAAAACTGTCGTGTTCATAATGGGCATCTTACGGCGCAGCATACAATTGGTGGTGGTAACGGTGGGTATGCTGTTAATTTTGTTAATGCTGTAGACAGTTATGCTTATGACTTGACATTTGACGGATGGACTCAGGCTATCGGTATGGGTTCAGATGGTTCACCAGAAACGCCTTCTAACCATAATTGCCATGCCTATAACTTAGTAGTGAATACTGGGGATTTGGTTAAGACGTTTTACTCGGTGGGATTTGCTTCCAACTCAACCGGCTGTACTATACACGACGTTGTTCAAATAAATCCTCTTACGGCTGGAACACCTAACGGATCTGGTTTCGCTACCAACTACGTAGAGGATTGTCATTTTTACAACATTACTATTCTTGATTTAGGGCGAACCGCTTCATCTGAAGGTGGGCTGATTAATAATGCAAAGGGCACCTCGGCAAAAAACATACATGTTGGCAATGCTGTTTCAGCATTATCAACTTATTACACAGATTCTTCTTTTAACGACCCTGCGAAACCTAATCATATAGCAGATATATATGCAAACAATTGCGACTATGCGTTTTCTACTCGCGCTAAATATGCTGTTGTTGATAACATATCTGCTATTAATTGCATCGGGGACGTATTTTTTGGAAACAATAACGCCTCAGATAACACGTTTAATTTTACACCTAAATCAATGGTTTTCGGTGGATCTAATTTCCCATCTTCTTTTCTTACACTAAACAATGTCAAAGGGTGGCGTTATCAGTATGCATATTTGCGGCCTGCTGACATGCTGTTAAACGATCGTGCAGATACGTCATCAGTAACATCATCGAAAACAATAGGCACCAAGGCTGGGGTGAATTTATCGTTCTCTTATCAGCTTCCTGCAACAATGAAAGCCATCAATGATGTCCGTATGTTTTTGACGTTCAATGCTGGCTCTATGACTGCCGGGTCTACGATGGCAATCAGTGTTCGCAGAATGCTTGCATTTGACGGAAACCTTGGAGAGGCGCCTTACGTTGAGATGACTAATGGCAAAGTATCAGCATCAGATACTCTTGTTGATACAAACCTCGTAGCGCAAGTCAGTGGATCTTCTCCAGGATATATATTATCGGCCGACACAAATCACGGCCTTGCTAATGCTTTGGAGCTATACATTACGGCGACTAATAATGTCATAAACAACTATGTTAAAGAGGCCCGTATCGGGTTCTGGGGAGAATGAAATGCAAGGCACACAATCTAAAGATGCAGATATGTTATACAGGGGTATTCTTGATTATTACGCTGGGATATCTGGTCTTGAAATCACAAAAGAACAGATGGAAAGGCGTGATAAGTTTATCGTTGATGCAGTTCTTCTATGTGATGACTCACTTGATGAAACCGTTTTAAGCATTCAAGAGCGGTTCGTGATGGCGGCAGGAAATTCTGCTGAGCAGAACTTAATCATTGAAGAACTGATCTCCCTACTGGATTCGTAAACAACCTGTGAAGGTAATTTTTATCCGTATGTGAATTATTGTGTATCATGATGCAACCTACTCCAAAGGGGCTGCATCATGAACCAAGTTCAGAACTGGATACAAAACGCATTAAACACCGTCGGGAGCTGGATCACCTATCTCTGGGCCACAGTTACCGCCGGAACAGCACTTCTTTCACTTCAGGATTACACCTTCATTATCGGGACCGTCGTCGGTGCCATCTATACCATCCGCACTTATCGCATTAACAAGGCTGCAAAATTGGCGTCCATTGCTGATGAGAAAAGGCGCACAGATTTGTATGCCGAATTCCTCAGAAATTATGACCCCGCAAAACCTCCCGCCGCAATTGAGATAGTTCACGAAGCCCTGCAACGTGCGAGTAACGACGCATGAGCGCCATCAGGAAAGCCGGTAAAGCCGGTGCCATCTGTTCTGTCGCGGCAATCATCGCAATGGTGGTGGCCAGCGGGCAGGTCAGAACCAGCGAGCCGGGGCTGGAACTGATCGGTAATGCGGAATCCTGCCAGCGTGACCCGTACAAATGCCCGGCAGATGTCTGGACTGACGGCGTGGGCAACACGCATGGCGTTAAGCCTGGCGTCCGCAAGAGTGATGCGCAGATCGCCGCTGACTGGGAAAGGAACATCCTCGATGCGGAGAAGTGCGTTAACCGGTACGCCGACGGGGAGAAGCTGAAACAGGGGGCATTTGATGCTGCCGTTAGCGTGACGTTTAACATGGGCTGTCCGGCGATGCAGAAGTCCACGATGTTCTGGATGTTCAGGCAGGGCCGGATCACTGATGGGTGCAATCAGTTCCCGCGCTGGGTACACGCCGACGGCAAGGTATTGCCCGGTCTGGTCACTCGCCGCGATAAGGAGAAGGAATTATGTCTAACCCCGTAAAAGGCATCGTCTATATCATCGTCGTTCTGCTGGCGCTGAGTGCTGTTGTTGGCCTCGGCGCATGGCTGGCTGGACGGCATTACCAGCCAACCATCGATAAGCTTAACGACAAGCTGACAACTTGCGGCAACCTCAAGCGCCAGGCGGATGCCACTATTCATTCTCAGAATACGGCAATCACAGCGCTTCAGCAGGCTGCTTTGGATAGAGAGAAGAAGGCGAAGGATGACGTGGCCGCCGCCAGAAAATCTGCGAAAGATGATTACGACAAAGCCAACGATGTGTTGTCGGAGCGTGTAGATAGTCCTGACGTTTGCGCTGCAGCATCTTCTGCGTTCGATGCCGAGCTTACGCGGGAGCGTGCGAAATGAAATGGCTAATGATAACCCTGGCCGTGGTCCTGACCGGTTGTGCCGGACGCGCTGCTGTTCCTGACCCTGTTTATGTTGAAGTGAAAGTGCCGGTGCAGGTACCATGTGATCCTGGTGCAATCGAAGCGCCAGCCTTCGCTGTTGACCGGTTGCCGATCGGTTCTTCCATCGATAAACAGATGCGGGCTTTGCGTGCTGAGCGCCACCAGCGGATCGGTTACGAGAAAGAGCTGAATGCCGCTGTTGATTCCTGCCGTGCCACCGCCAAACCGGGTTAACTTCACCCCAGAACGGTACGGGTGACGGTATTACGTGACGATGCAAATTAAAATATTAGCAAAAACAATCATATAATCGCTCTGTATATAACAAGACATTGATATTTCTGACGTAAAAAAGCGCCCGCAGTGAATAGCTGCGGGCGCTTTTCTTTTATCTCATCTTTCAGTTTTTACGGCTGAACAGACGTAGCAAGAGTGCCGCACCGGCCGCA